CTGAGTGGTACGATGCGGCTGTGAGTCGTAATCGTGGGCCCGACGGCAATTCAACATGGGCATTGAGTGGGCGCCGACTAGCACAGTTAGGGGTACATGACTCAGAAACTGCCTGGGTTGGCACTCAATTTGATGTGGTACTAGACAACAACGGCACACTGGATGACTTGTATCAGCAGGTCAAGCAACTTGTGTCTAGTTAAGCGTCTGGTTCAAGATCACCCGCTCGCCAAGTAATTTCTGTTCGGGCAATTTCCTCCACACAGTTTCTACAAACTGTTCTCAAGTTTCTCAATGCAGTATTGTTGAGATCTCCATCCACATGGTACACCAGCAGCTGACTGGTAAATCTCGCTCGAAATCCGCAACGATCACAATGTGATTTTTTTTTGTAGCCCTCACTTTGCCAGCGTGGCACTGGTGGTTTGAGTTTTTTGTTTTTACGTATACACACACTGCATCGAGAATGATAGTAAACTCGATCATACTTGTGATAAGCAATAGCTCTAGAACGCACATCACATACTTTACACATGGGTCTCATACAGCTATTTAGCCACCGGACCTATATATAGGCCACCGTAAAACCCCTTTTTTTGGATATGCCAATAAATATCCATAACTTGAAAAGGAATCAACCATGGCACTAGTATCACCAGGCGTAGAAGTAACAGTAATTGATGAGAGTCAATATATCCCTTCCGCTGTCAACACAGTCCCTTATTTTCTAGTGGCAACAGCACAAAACAAAGCTGATGCAGCTGGTATAGGTGTAGCAGCAGGCACAACCGCTGCCAATGCAAACAAAACTTATCTTATCACCAGTCAACGTGATTTGGCAGCAACATTTGGCGTGCCATTCTTTTACAACACCACTACTGGCACACCCATCAATGGTTACGAACTTAACGAATACGGGTTGTTGGCAGCGTACTCTGCACTGGGCGTTACAAATCGTGCCTATGTGCAGCGTGTAGATATTGATCTTACAGAGTTAACTGCAAGTTTGAGTCGTCCCACTGGCGATGCCGACAACGGTACTTACTGGCTGGACACTAGTACCAGTAACTGGGGAATTTTTGAATGGGATCAGACCTCTGACACATTTACCAATCAAGTGCCTATTGTTATCACAGACACAGCAGATGTGGTTGACTATGCCAATGATGATTATACTCCGCTAGACACTATTGGAAGTATTGGTGACTATGCTGTGAGTGCAGTGAGTCTGGCCAACCAACATTACTATAAAAATGCCATCAATCAGTGGGTATTGCTGGGATCAGATGCCTGGAAAAATTCTTGGCCCACAGTGCAAGGCACCAACTCTGTGGTCGGCGCCACTCTAACAGTCGGCGCAAACTTTTTTATCAATGATACCTTGGTCACTGTGCCTGCTAGTCCCAACAACACTGTATCAGGCTTTGCAGCAGCCATCACAGCAGCTAGCATTCCTGGTGTGTCAGCCACATCTGAAAGCAGTAGACTCACTATTTTTGCTGACAGTGCAGCCACTAACGATGGTAGCAGCAGCACTGGAGGTATTGCCAGCATTGAGCTGGGTAATGTCAGCAGTGCAGCTCTTTTGAGTGCCTTGGGTATCAGTGCTATTGTGTATCGTGCCCCTGACTACTTGCCGGCCTACAGTTTCCAGGCACCACGTTGGAGATCAACGGACACCAGTCCGGCACCTACAGGTAGCATCTGGCAGAATATCAGTGCAGTAGGCAACGGCATGAGTTTGAACTTGAAAAAATACGACGCTGCTTTGGACGTGTTTGTATCACAAACCAGTCTTGTGTTTAGCTATGACGGCACAGTCAATAATGCTTTTGATCCTACAGGTGGCGGCAAAAATATTCCTGTGGGCACTACCTATGTACAGTACGATGTGGAACAATATGTTACCGCAACGGTACCAAATGCTGCTTTTACCATATGGGAACGTGCGGCATTTGGCGCTACTATTGTGACAGGTACCACCACACCTGGCATTGATGGCGATGCACTGTTCACTGCAGCAGATTCATTCAATTTGTATTCTACTAGTGCAGGCTCATCTGCAGTAGGTACTTATACGGTAACTCTCACTGGCACTAGTGTGGCCAATTTTATTGCTAGTGTTAGTGCAGCCAACATTCCCTCGGTCAGTGCCAGCGTCAACAGTGCCGGTAACATTGTGTTTACTCACAGTCAGGGCGGCTCTATCTATTTGGAACCTGTAACGGGCACGCCCATAACCACAGCAGGATTTACAACTGCCACTCCCAAAGTTCACACTGACCAGACTAGTACAACAGTACTGGTTTTAAGCAACTGGGTTGGCACCGATTTGTTCACTTATGTGGCTTCGGATTCTGCGCCCGATCAAGATCCAGCTACTGGTCGTTTGTGGTACTACAGCAGTGTCAGTGATGTGGACATCATGATTCAAGACAACGGCGCCTGGAGAGGTTATCAAAATGTCACCAATGACACTCGTGGTTTTGACCTCAGTCTCACCAACGAGTCAGGACCAATTGTGAGTGCCACTGAACCTACAACACAAAATGACGCAGCTGAATCACCACTGGTATACGGTGATATTTGGCTGGACACCAGCGACTTAGAAAACTATCCTGTGTTGTATCGCTGGCAACCAGTAGACGGTCAAGATCAATGGGTATTGATCAACAACACTGATCAAGTCACTTCAGACGGCATATTGTTTGCTGATGCTCGCTGGGCTGGCAATGGCACCACAGATCCTGTGAGTGATCCATTCCCTAGTATTCAAAGTTTGTTGACCAGCAACTATTTGGACATAGACGCTCCTGATCCTGCACTGTTTCCCCAGGGCATGTTGATGTGGAACATGCGTCGATCTGGATACAATGTCAAGAGTTTCCAAAGCAACTACTTCAACGCCACTTCATTCCCTGACGATGCACTACCCTCAGTCAAAAGCACCTGGCTCACAGCATCAGGTCTGCGTGATGACGGTGCCATGTATGCGGGCCGTCTGGCACAGCGCAAGTTGATTGTGGCTGCCATGAAAGCTGGTATTGACACTAACCTGGATGCACGTGAAGAACAAAATCAATTCAACTTGATTGCTGCTCCTGCTTATCCCGAACTGCTGGTCAATCTGGTTGCACTCAGTAACGAACGTTCCAACACACTGTTTGTGGTGGGCGATACCCCCATGCGCTTGCCCAACACTGGCAACGCCTTGGTGGAACATGCTACCAACAACGGCGGACTTGGAGTGTCAACAGATGACGGATTAATCATTGGTTCACCTTATGCAGCGGTGTTCTACCCATCATGCCAGACCACTGATCTGTCAGGCAACACTGTGGTAGCACCGCCCACACACATGATGATTCGCACCATATTGCGCAGTGATGCTGTGAGCTACCCATGGTTGGCACCTGCTGGCACACGCCGTGGTGTGATTGACAACGCAACTGCCATCGGCTACATTGATGCACAATCCGGCGAGTTCCAACAACTTGCAGTAGGACAAAGCGTGAGAGACATATTGTATGAAAACAATATCAACCCCATTACCTTTATTCCAGGTATTGGTATAACCAACTTTGGTAACAAAACACGTCAAGGCGCAACCACAGCCCTGGATCGTATCAACGTTGCTAGACTGGTAGCATTCTTGCGTGGTCGACTTGAAGAGATTGGCAAACTGTACTTGTTTGAACCAAATGATCAGATCACTCGAAATGAAATCACCAACACCGTCAACAGTCTGATGATTGACTTGATTGCCAAACGAGCCATTTATGACTATTTGGTAGTTTGTGATTTGAGCAACAACACACCAGCACGTATTGATCGTAATGAGTTGTATGTTGACATTGCTATTGAGCCAGTGAAAGCTGTGGAGTTTATCTACATTCCGCTGCGTATCAAGAACACTGGTGAAATTTCAGGCGGCACAGCAGGGTGATGAAACAGGAGGCTTGAATCAGGCCTCCATTTCAGGTAAATAAAACAACAGGAGATATAACAAATGGCAGTTTCATCATTACAGAGAATGACAGTACCCTTGGCCAGCGATCAAAGCTCGCCCACACAAGGTCTGTTGATGCCCAAACTCAAATATCGCTTTAGAGTGATGTTTGAAAATTTTGGAGTGAGCACACCAAGAACCGAATTGACCAAACAAGTCATAAGTTTTACCCGCCCCAATTTGACTTTTGAAGAAATCGCACTGCCCATTTACAACTCAACGTTGAAGTTGGCAGGCCGTCACGCCTGGGCAGATACCACATGCTCAATTCGTGATGATGCATCAGGTGCTGTGAGTCGATTGATTGGTGAACAACTACAGAAACAAATGGACTTTTTGGAAATGAGTTCAGCAGCTTCTGGTATTGATTACAAGTTCTTGACCAAGGTGGAAATACTAGACGGTGGCAACGGTGCTAATACACCAGTTGTGTTGGAAACCTGGGAACTGTATGGTTGCTATTTGAAAGCTGCCAACTATGGTGATCTCAACTACGGCACCAACGAAGCAGCCACAATTGAAATGACCATTGCTTACGACAATGCCAACCAAACACCTGAAGGCACAGGTGTGGGCACCGAAATTGGTAGAACTATAGGCGATGTTGTGACCGGCGCAGGCATCTAAACATGCCATCGTTTGGCCAGGACTTTTTAAAAGGGTTCTTGGGCAACAACAGTTTGCGTGACTATCAGCACGCCAACAGAGTTTTTGCCACCAATGCCTACGAGCTCAAGCCTAGATTCAAGTTTCTCTTTCACGTGAGTTTCACACTCAACGTGCAAGAGATTCCTTATCTCCGCGGCAGTCTGGGCAATGATGATATTGCCAGCATTGGCCTAGCAGTGAAAACAGTGGATCTGCCCAAGTACAATGTGGACACAGAAATTCTAAATCAGTACAATCGCAAACGCATCATACAAAAGAAAATCAATTATGAACCAGTGACGGTGACATTTCATGATACCAGTGATGATTTGATTCGTAAAATGTGGTACCTGTACATGAGCTATTACTACAAAGATTCATCACAGCAGTATCTGGCACCCAGCAACACCAATGGCGCCAACGGTCCTGATGCCAATCGGCAGGCAGGTTTTGGCTATAACAACCGCGATATCTATGCCAATCAACGCATAGGCAATGTCAACGACTGGGGCTACATTGGCGAAAGTTTCAACGATGGTGGACAGTCTGCCACAGGCAAGCCACCATTCTTCCGTGACATCAGAATTTATGGCATGGATCAGCGAAAATTTGCTGAGTATGTGTTGATCAATCCCTTGATCAAAAGCTGGAATCACGACCAATACAGCTATGCCGAAGGTGGTGGCATCATGGAAAACACCATGACCATTGAATATGAGACTGTGAAATACTACGGCGGAGCAGTGGGCCGAGCACAGCCTGGCGGCGACCCCAATGTACAAGGTTTTGCCACTGATGCACACTATGACAAAACTGTTAGCCCCATTGCCAGACCAGGCGCCAACGCCACAGTGTTTGGTCAAGGCGGTTTGCTGGATGCTGGTGCTGGTATCATTGGTGACTTGCAAAGCGGCGGACCCTTGGGCCTGATTGGTGCAGTGCAAAAAGGTGTCAGACTCAACCAAACATTCCAAGGCAAAAATGCCAGAGCTATTGCGGTGTCCGAATCCAAAGCATTGGGCAAAGGCGTATTGATTCAGACTCTGCCTGGTGCCACTCGAGCAGTGACCAATCGCCCCAACGGCTGGAACTTTGAGAAATAATTTCTAAATTTATGTTAGCGGCAGACCACATTTATAATGAGCACAGTAAACTATACCAACCCCAATCTTGATCTCACTGTGAGAGTGTTTGATCAGTTCTATGACTATGATGTCAATGTACCTGCTGCTGAATACGATGTGGTTCACAGTTATTTTTTAAGTGTGATGACCACTCGACAAGCTGCTGGCAATTTCACAGTGAGTCTTTTTAGAATAGCCGAAGACACAGGTATACCAGCACTGACATTGTTGAAAGAGTTTCAAGGTGACAACGGCATAGATCTCAGTGCCAGTCTAGCCTACTATTTGAATCAAATACGCAGTAGAGCCACACTGTTGGGTGTGGGTGTGACAGTGGTACCCAACTTCTATCAGGCCAGAAACGTACTGGTATGAGTCACTGGGCACAGGGTCCGTACACAGTGATCAACCGTGCCAAGTATGTGGGCAACGGCACACCACGTTACAGATCAGGCTGGGAACTGAGTTTCATGAAGTTCTGCGACACCAATGACAATGTGTTGCAATGGGCATCAGAAAGCATTGCTATTCCATATCGTCATCCACTCACAGGCAAGATGACACAGTACATTCCGGATTTCTTGATCACATACCGCACACGCAACAACACTATGCGAGCCGAGTTGATCGAGATCAAGCCCAAAAAGCAAAGTGTGATTGAATCAAAAATGAGCAACAAGGACCGTGCTATAGTAGCAATCAATTATGCCAAATGGGACGCCGCAACCAAGTGGGCCAGAAACAACGGCTTGACTTTCAGAGTTATAACAGAGAACGATATGTTTCACAACGGTAAGTCTTGACCCATAAATAGGGCATGACTAGAAAATTAGAGGAATTGTTTGAATTACCCCCTGCAGAAGATGCCCC